CGCCACAACAGCACAGGATAAAGACATATGAGCGACCCAATCGCAACACCCCTTCGCGAATGGATAGACAACTGCCACGGCAACAACATCACCCATGCAGCCAAGGCCCTAGGTGTTGACAGGTCTACGCTGCACAGGGTTATGAACTCCGGGTACGTTATTAACGGCAAGCTTTATACAATCAAAAGGAAATCGAAATGAGCGCAAACAACGGCAACTACCCAGCAAAGCCACAAGGCCCAACCATGACGGTAATAATTAACGGTGAAGAGCACCAACGGACTATAAAAGGATACGTTGATGGCCTACCCTATCCTGAGACTTTTGACGATGAGTTTTATCACAGGGTCATGAGCAGCGTAGTGCCGACAATCGTTAAATCAAAGTAACCGATCAAGCCCAGGCAGCGGTGGCGCTAATAACTCTGTCAGCCAGAGCCCTTGCGTCTCCAAAGAAACGTATTAGCAGGGGTGATCTGGACGGTGAAGCTTCGAGATAGCTAGTCCCGCAAAGTGCGGGCATTAATTCTAACGGGAGAAAGGGAATGGAAGTTTCATGCAGAGGGCCGGTGACTGGTTACACAAGTGACGCTAAACATGAGTATAGGGAACAAGTTTGGTCAGCCATTGCGCCAAAAGTAAAAGACCTGTTTGTTTTAGACAGCCGGGCGCATGTTTTGATGCTGCCGTCTAAAGGCGGCGAAGAAATAGAGGTGGCCATAAACCACGGCATACCAGAAGATAGAATTATAGCAGTAGACGAAAACCCGGCGCTTATAGCGACAGCAGCATGGAGGAAGCACAGACCGCTGGTTAAGTGCTACGGATCATCTTTGTCTAGGGCCGCACAAAGGATAAAAGAAGATGGCTTTGTTCTGCTCGCAGCTAACCTAGATTTGTGCAACAACTTCAGCGAAGACTTGGTGAGTGAGGTTTCTGGCTTTTTTGGCAACTGCGTAAGATTTGATAAATTTTGCTTTTCTGTAACGGTAATGAAAGGCAGAGAAAACAAAGCAACCAACTTAATGTTAAACCACATATTTAAAGGTTCTTCCATTGGTTTAAAAAAAGTTGATGACAAAAGGATAAGGGCTTTGTGTGCAGTTATGGAGGATGATGGCAATTTCCCGCTATCGAAGTTGTCCTGCATTGAGTCACAAGGCAGCTACGGTCCATAGCAAAACCCCAATGGCTTGGTGTGTTTTTTCTTGTGGGTTTAACGATAAACTGAAGTCACTAAGGAGCGAAATACATTTTCTTACTCAGCAGTTTCGTGATCTTTCTCGCAGCTTTGAGCTAGCAAAGCCATTAAAATTTTATGACCAAGAAAAACCTTGGCCGGAAAAACAAGAAAAAAAGTGCATTGAGATATGCTCGACAGCGGGGGAAAAAATCAGTGAATATTTTGATTGCCTACGGGCCATGAACACAATAGATGATAGTGCTGAATATGCCGATAGATTTTTCCTGCTCGAAAGCAAGGATGCAAACGATATAATGCTGGCTATAGGGTCAAGAAATTTTGCTAGTTGGTCTAAAGGAGTAAGTTTGAGGTAAGCACATGAGCCCACCCACAAGCCCGCCTAGTGCGGGCTTTTTTACGCCTGTACTTTCTTATTCCATTTTGTGCTAACATGCGAGATGTTTATAACAGTTATCGCGCAACCAAGAGGCGCACCCATGGAACAAAAGCATTTCACCGGCAGCCTGGAGATTAAGAGCCTAGACGACGGCGGGTTCTTTGAAGGGTACGCCAGCGTGTTTGGCGTTCAAGACTCTGACGGCGATGTGATTGTTAAAGGCGCATTCAAAGAGAGCCTGGATGAGTTCAAGGCCGCTGGCCGCATGCCTAAGATGCTATGGCAGCACGACACCCGCCAGATCGTCGGCAAGTGGATCGAGATGTTTGAGGACGACATCGGTTTGTATGTCAAAGGCCGATGTATCCTAGAGGTCCGCCAAGGCCAAGAGGCATACGCCCTGCTGAAGGAAGGCGTGCTGGACGCGCTAAGCGTCGGCTTCAATATACCAGCCGGTGGCGCGACAGGTATGCGCGGCCTGGTAATCGAGAAGGCTGATCTCATGGAGACTAGCCTAGTAACATTCGGGGCCAACCCCCTCGCCCTTATTACGAATGTCAAATCAATCAAAGATTTTGAGAGGCTCCTGCGCGACGCTGGATACTCACGCAAAGAAGCCACGGCCATAGCGAGCCGTGGTTACAAAGCGGCATCGGATCAGAGTGATTCTGAGGCTGAAGCGCTTGAAGCGACACGAACCCTCATAAACAAACTGAAAGGATATTCCTAATGGCTGATGAGCTGAAGGACGTAATCGAAGGTCTGGGCAAGACGTTTGACGAATTTAAGTCAAAGAACGACGAGCGCCTGGCACAGATCGAAAAAAGCGGTAAAGCTGACCCCCTGCTGGACGAGCAGCTTACCAAAATGAACTCCAAGCTGGACGAACTCGGCGCTGTTAAAGACCGATTGAGCCAAGCTGAAACCACACTGGCGCGCAAGAGTGTAGCCGCAGACGATGGCAGCTCCGGCAAGATGCAAGAGAAGGCTAACCAGTTCGCCAAGATGGTCGCCAAGCAGCGCGGTATCCCGGCATCTGAAGTAGTCAAAGAGTTCGGCGTCGAAGGATTGGCCGAATACAAAAAGCACTTTGAAGGCTGGATGCGCAAAGGCGACAGCTACTCGAACCAGCCAGACGCAATGAAATCCCTGTCTGTTGGTTCTGATCCCGACGGCGGCTATTTTGTTGAGCCTGACACCAGCGGTCGAATCGTAACCAAGATTTTTGAAACCTCGCCTATGCGCCAGGTTGCTAATGTTATGACCATTGGCACCGACGCACTGGAAGGGATCTATGATCTGGACGAGTCTGACGCGGGCTGGGTCGGCGAAACACAAGCCCGCACTGAAACCGGCACCCCGAAAATTGCAGCATGGCGCATCCCAGTGCACGAGATGTATGCCGAGCCGCGCATTACTCAGAAGCTGCTTGATGACTCGATGGTAAATGTTGAGGCATGGCTGGCGGACAAAGTGTCTACCAAGTTCGCACGGAAAGAGAATGCGGCCTTTGTTAACGGTGACGGCGTAGGCAAGCCACGCGGCTTCCTGACTTACGCATCCGGCACCACTCTGCCCGGCACTATCCAGCAGAGAAATACCGGCGTATCAGGTGGGTTTGCTACTGGCGGCGCAGGCGCTGACACCTTGATCAGCACCATCTATGGTCTGAAGCAGGGCTATCGCTCAGGTTCAAACTGGTTTATGCCTCGCAGCGCTACCGCAGAAGTTCGTAAGCTGAAAGCCTCTGACGGGTCCTATCTCTGGCAGCCGGGCATTATGGCCGGTCAACCCGCTACTCTTCTCGGCTATTCCGTGATTGAGTTTGAGGACATGCCAGACATTGCGGCTGACTCTCTGTCTATCGCATTCGGTGACATGAACGAGGCTTATCAGATCGTTGATCGTGTTGGCGTCCGCGTGTTGCGTGACCCTTACACTGCGAAGCCGTACATCAAGTTCTACACCACCAAGCGCGTAGGTGGCGATGTGCTTAACTTTGAAGCGCTCAAACTGATCAAGTTTGCATCGTAACTGCATGGGGCTACGGCCCCATAACTTAATTTAGAGGGTAATCTCATGGCAACACGCGACTCCACTTCACATGCTGACGTAGTTGAAAGCGTCCGCCCCCAGGTAGCAACCGCTGACGTTGAGGGCGAAACAGTAGACCTTCGCGGATCTGACAGCGTTCTGTTTGCCGTAACCGTTGGTGCGATTACTGGCGGAAATGGTGACAGCGTTGTAACGATTGAAGAGTCGGAAGATGACTCTACTTTTACCGACGTAGCAGATACCGACATTCTCGGCAGTGAACCGACCTTGGCAGCTAACACCGCCTATCAGTTCGGCTATATCGGCACCGCCCGATATGTTCGTGGCAAATTCGGCATCGGCACAGAGACAGACGCAGCCGTGTCAGTTGTTGCGGTCCGCACGCATCTGCACAGTGAGCCCGACGGCTACAACGTTGAATCAGTAATCTAAACCCTAGGCCAAGGACGGCCACTCTATTTCAAGGTGCTGCGATGAAAGTCACATTAACTCACGACTACAACGTGGCTCCAGAAGGCCATACCACTCTTTGCTTTAAAGCAGGCGACGAGGTAGAGGGCAAGATTGCGGAGATGGCTATCCGTGACGGCAAGGCCAATAAACCTTCAAAGAAAACGCCTAAGCCACAGCATTCAAAACCTTTCCGGCCTACTCACGAGGGCTAAGATATGGCGCTCCGCCAGACTTTAAATTATAACCAATACCGTGGGCACACCCTAGTTACCGCCCCGCTTGCTGAGCCTGTGTCTGCCACTGCCGTCAAGGACCAGCTTGAACTAGACGCGAACGACGCGAGTAAAAATACCCAGATCGAACTGTACATAACAGCAGCGCGTGAAATGGTTGAAGAGTATACCGGCCTGGCACTGATTACACAGACGTGGAAGCTCACCCTTAACCATTGGCCGAACGACCGGCAGCCGTGGTGGGATGGTGTGCGTCAAGGCTCTATTGATGAGCTTCTACAATCCGGCAGGGCGTCGCAGATCCTATTGCCTCGCTACCCCTTGCAGGCCGTTAACACAATCAACTCTGACGGCGTGTCCGTTACTGTTGCCAGCGTGTTTATAGTGGACACCCAACAGAAACCTGGAAGACTTATTGTTAAGCGCGGCGCAACATGGCCAACTGTCCTCGACAACGCCAACGGCATCGACATCGAATACACCGCAGGCTACGGGTCATCAGCATCAGACGTGCCGGCAGCACTCAGGCTCGCCATTATCCAAATGGCCGCGTATATGTTTGAGCATCGTGGTGACTGCGACACAGCAAGCGCTATGAAGATGTCAGGCGCTCAATCACTGGTTAATACCTATAAGGTGGTTGGCCTGTGAAGTGCTGCAACATAAAAGCCGGCATGCTTCGTGAGCCTGTAGAGTTTCAGTCTCAGGTAATAACAAGCGTGGGCGGCGGTGCGTCAACCATTACTTACACAAACCGTGCCAACGTTCGCGGGGCCTTCAAGCCGATGTCAGGCAGCGAACGCCTATACGCTGAACGGCTGGACGCTACCACCCGTAACCGGCTAGTGATTCGCTACCGTTCGGACTTGACAGAATCAGACCGGGTTATCATTAGAGGCCGGGCCTATCAGATTCGGTCGATAATAAATACAGAGTTCAGAAACAAGTTTTTAGAGATTGACCTCGATGGGGGTGTGGCAACGTGAGCGGCCGCATCGAGGGTCTAGACGAGACCCTAGAGGCTTTCGCCAGGCTAGGCAAAGCCGGAAGTCGTGAAGGCGCTAAGGCTGTCGCTGCAACCGCTCAGAAGGTTAGAGGCGATGCCATCAAATCAGTACAGCGCGGAGCCAAGTCCGGCACTGTATATACTCGAAGCTCGGGGAAAAACCTGTCACCAAGGCACCAGGCATCAGCCCCAGGTCAAGCCCCTGCAACCGATACCGGCAGCCTTGTTAGCAGCATAAAGGCAGAATCAAAAGACCTAAGCGGGCGAGTGTACAGCGACATTAAATACGCATTCTGGCTTGAGTTCGGGACACTGAAGATGGAGCCCCGGCCATATTTAAACCCGGCGCTTATGGGCAATCAAAGATACTTTGTTAACCAGTTAACCAAAGCCGTTAACCGGGCTTCTCGGGAGTTTAACAGGACATGAGTGCATACCAGTTACAGCTTGGCATTTACACAGCGCTCAAAGATGACGCGGCGTTGTCTGCCCTTATCGTTGGCGTATACGACAACCCCACTCAGGCAGGCGATCCGGAAGATGATAGCCTGTTTCCTTACGTCACCATCAGCGACGGCACATCACAGCCATGGGACACAGACACAGAGCGCGGGGACGAGTGCATTGCTCAAGTTCATGTATGGAGCAGGGCTAGCCACTCACTAGAAGCCAAGCAGATTCAGGATGCTATATACGGTGTCTTGCATCGTGGTACAATTTCAATAGCAGGATCGAGTTTTATAGGATCTGATTATATAACTCAGACAGTGCAAAGAGACCCCGACGGCATTACTCGCCACGGTGTTCAAGAGTTCAGAATCATTTACGAGGAAGCATAACATGGCAAGCGAATACGGTCGGAAAGTTGTATTTACATGGGACAGTGCGCCGATTCTTGGCGTGCGTGAAAAGTCACTTTCAGTAAACGGCGAAGCTGTTAACGTTACATCTGATGAAGATGATGGCGTTCAGATGCTGCTGGCTGAAGACGCAGAAACAAGCGTCCAAATTGAATTGTCCGGCGTGACCAAAGACAACATCTTGCGCACGGCTAAGATGTCCGGCGGTGCTGCACTTCAGGCTGACGTGACGCTTACCTACTCTGACGGCGGTGCGATTGCCGGCACGTTCCAGCTTGGCCCCTACAGCGAAGGCCAGCCGTATAACGAGGCCGTCACGTTCACCGCGTCGCTTATGAGCACCGGCGCAGTTGTTTACACACCTCCAAATTAAGGTAGCACATGAGCCAACTTGAGCCAGTCACCTTGTCGTTTGACGGCAAGGAATACAAGGTCGATAAAGAAGATGGGATCTGGGGGCTGATTGAAGCCATCGAGGACGTGATGACGTTCTTTGAGCTTGCCCCTGCATTCCAGTCAAACAAGTTCCCGACGGCTAAGATCTTTCGAGCCTATGCCGCTGCACTGAATTACGCAGGCGCAAAGGTTACACCGAACGAGCTACGCCAGGCATCTGACTATAGGCGAATGGGCGAGCTTGCCGGATCTCTCGCGGCTATCCTGATGATGGCACAGCCTGGCGCTGATGTTGACCTTGGCAGCGCAGAGGGCAGCACTGAGGACGTGGCTAAGGCCAAAAAAAAAGCGGTGAAAAGCTCGTAAGACACTGGTTTCAGATCTGGGTGATGTGGGGCTACAACCCCACTGACTTCTGGAAGACTCACCCGACTGAGTTTTTTTGGGTAGCAGAAACTAAGATAGAAATGTCAAATCCGCCTGAACGATATGCCGGGGGGATGAACGGTGCAGAGGTTGCCGCCATTTACGCAGACGCCTACGGAGATGAATAATGGCTGGCATTGAAGTAATCATTGGCGCGAACACTGACGACCTTGATGCTGCTGTCCAGCGCTCAAGATCTAGGCTTGCGGGCCTAGGCGGCGAGATGAAAGGCAATATCGCCACCGCTGCCAAGTGGGGCGCTGCCGTTTCCGTTGCTGCCACCGCTGCCACCGCTGCAATCGTAGCGGGCTCCCTCAAGTCCATTGATGCCCTGGCAAAAACTAGTGATAAGCTCGGCATTGCCACATCTGATCTTCAAGCATTGCGCCAGGCTGCTGAGCTAACAGGCGTCGGCACTAACACGCTTGATATGTCCTTGCAAAGAATGACCCGCCGATTATCAGAAGCAGCACAAGGAACTGGCGAGGCCCAGGACGCGCTTAAAGAACTCAACCTTGACGCCTTAGCCCTCGCAAAACTTAGCCCTGATGAGCAGTTCAGAGAGATCGCCGGGGCAATGAAGCAGGTCGGGTCACAATCAGATCGTGTGCGCCTGGCTTTCAAGCTGTTTGACTCCGAGGGTGCTGCTCTCGTCAACACCTTGGCCTTAGGCAAGTCAGGGCTGCAAGAGATCGGCGACGAGATGGATGCGCTTGGTGCTTCCATTACGCGCGTAGATGCCGCAAAAGTTGAAGCCGCCAATGATGCCATGCTTCGGGTTGCTACGGCAGCCGGAGCGGTCAGTGATCGGCTAACGATTGAACTGGCGTCTTCTATCACTGCTGTCGCTAACCAGATGGTTGCAGAGTTCAGCCGGGGCAGTGGTTCGCTTGGTACGGGAATGGCGGACGCAGTCGATGTTGGCGTTGAAGCACTGGCGGACTTCTTAGATGGAGCTGCAACCGTAACAGACTTCATCAGCGGCAATCCGATCACGGCACAGTTCGGTATCCTGGGGGTGGGTGGTGCTAGGCCCTAAAGGGTTGCTGATCGGTGCGGCAATTGGTGCCACGTTTGACATTATTAAAGAGGGCTTGGCCGAGTTCGGAGTCGGCATATCTGAGGGCGAGGAAAATGCGCGCAGGCTTTTAAATATTCAAGAGCAGATTGCTAACCAGCAACAGATAATCGCCAAAGCAGGAGATGTCGGACAGCCAAGCGACAGCCCCTTTATTACAGCCGCAGAAGCTGAGATAAAATCTTTGCGGGCCATTGAGGCACAGTTAAAAGAAACGGTCGAGGGTTCTTCAGAAGCCCAAGACTCCTACAACGAGTTACTAAATAGAGGCACAGATAAAGCCAACGGATTTGCCGGTTCATTGCGTCGCACAGCAGAGGCACTAAGAGAGGCCCGCGAGGAGGCCGCTAAGGGTCTCGGGGACGCGCTAGGGGAAGAGTCATCAGATGGCCGGGGCACTAACACACCCGGCAAGCCAGAAGACGAACCTATAACTGGCACAGAAAAGGATAAGATGGAAAAGCGCCTTGAGTCTATTCGCGAAGCCAACATGTCAGAGCGAGAATTAACGCTTGAAAAGTTTGACCTTGAAAATGAAGATCTAAAAAACGGCACTTGAAAATGAGTTAATCACCAAGCAGGAGTGGGCGGATCAGGCTGCCGCTCAGAAACAACGGGAAGAAGACAAGCTCACCTCTATTGAAGATAAAGCCTCAGATGCTCGAAAGAAGTTAGCGGCCATTGAGGCAGACTTTAAAAAGAAGGCGCTTGGCGATGCCCTTAGCGCGATGTCCACTTTGATGAATTCAGAAAGCCGAAAAATGTTTGAGATCGGCAAGGCGGCTGCATTGGCGCAAGCCGTTGTCGATGGTTACGCGGCGATCACGGGTGCATATAAAGTCGGCGCTTCAATCGGCGGTCCTGCACTTGGTGCGGCTTATGGTGCGGCGGCTGGCCTAGCGACATTCCAGCCAGATCCAGGAAGATCAGATCAGCCAGCTTTAGCGGCGGCGG